CGTCGTTAGGTCGATCTCGCTTACATTAACTCCAGGACTTACTTGGAAGGGCATTGCTATTCTCCTTAAAAAATAGAGTTTTTATTTCATTCAACGATGATATTTATAAAAACTCAATGCTTACTATTTAGTTGTAATTTCCAGCAGTGATATGCTGGCTGTAATCAAAGTCTTCAGGTGGTGCATATTCTGTAACATTTTCTTCTGGGATACCATCATCATGGAACCCAAACGGTAACATATTTTCCATCATCTCTTGCTCAGATTTTTCTCTGAGCTGTACCAGTGTATTAATATCTGTCATCTCTTTAAAATACGCTTGGTCTGACAACCAAGCAAATAATACCAAGCACATGACCAGATCATCATGCGCTCCAGATTCTGCTTCGTATGATTTTCCTCTCCTTGAAAATGTTGATAGTTCCTTTATAGTTTGAAAATCGTTCAATATGAGCTGTTCTTGCTCTATTAACAATTTCAAAATCGAACAACCTACAGATTTTACGCTTTTGGTAGTTCGTATTCCTTTATCGCAGTGCCTTCCGTAGCCAGAAGATATCCTTTTGCCAGATCTTCCTGCGCTTTCGGTGAAAAGTATGTTCTCATATTCATACTCATAATGTACCAGTTCAGCAACCTGCTCACCAATATCATTAATCTCGACAAGTATAGTTGCTTCATTATACGCTTTACAGGTTCTATATATTACTTCAGCATATTCAGCTGGAGTGATGAAGTTATCCCTATATGCGCAGACTTGTTTATATGGCATTCCTGTTACATCAATTATTTGAAATGCCGAATAATCAAGACCTTTACCGCGAGAAACGTCAACAACGCAAGCATAGATATGGTCGGGTTGCGCTTTCTCGTACATAGATATCCCATTAGACTCAACAATAGGCTGATGTGATACCAAAGTTTTTAATTTACTGCCATCAATCAATGTCCCCGAACTACCTAAAAATTGACACTCATATTCCTGAGCAAATTTTTCATAATCGTAATCCATTGACTGTAATGTTTCTTCTTTCCAAGCCTCATCCCTGCCAGGAACATCATCCCAATTCACCTTTACGAATTGGTATCCGTTAGTTTCTTCCCTCGCACCTTCACAAGTTTTGTAAAAGTGATTCAATCCGTTTGGCGTCGATGTCAACAATATTTTAGTGGTGTTACCAGATGATATTGTTGGGAATACTGAAGCAAAAAATTCATCCCAATTTTCAACAAAAGCAGTTTCGTCAATGTACAAAAACGAAACAGACTTACCACGAATAGCTGATGAGGAAGTTGCCGCTGCTATAATTTTACAACCGTTCTCAAACTGCACCGAACCTTTGTTCCACTCGACCACGCCTTGTTGCATCCAAGTAGGTAATGCTTCGTATGCTATTTTAATTCGGTCGAGGATTTCTCTAGCCGCCTCACCTTTGTTTGCCAAAAGTGCTACGGTTTTGTGTTCATTGAAAAGAATGAACTGGAGTATCACCGCCACCGCTGTTGTTGTTTTTCCAGCCTGCCTAGAAGTTACTACTGCGGCTCGCCTATTGTTTGTAATCTTCTCGATAATATCTCTTTGATAATCATATAACCTCATAGGTATCAACCCGTGGTCTACATGCACTATCTGGAGATAATTTTCAGCAAAGTATATCGGGTCTTTGGAACACTTAACAAATTCCATGACCTGATCGTGCGTCCATTGTATCTGGACGCCCTTCCTTTTGAGAAGCTGGTTCCCGTTATATGTTTCACTAGCCAAGCGTGACAATGCCTTCTTGGATCAGCTTTTCTCTGTTCGCTAGATGCGCAGCTTCAACTTCATCTTTACTGCCGCCAAAGTATTCTACTGCATGGCCTTCTGCAATCATAACTTTTGTTGCTTGTTTCCATGAATCAGTTTGCGGGCAGTAAACATCAAAGTCACCAAGGATTCTGCCAAACTTACCCTTCATATCTTCACCCGATTTACTAACTTGAGTTTTAAGAACAGATGTTTTCCCCAGCAAAGATTTTAATCTTGCTTTTGCTGCGAGGCCAAATTTCTTTTCTACCTTGTCTCGAGTTCTTGATTCTGGCGTATCAATACCCATAATGCGGACACGCTCGCCACGAAGCCAAATACCGAACCCCAAGTCAATATCAACATCAACAGTATCGCCGTCAATAACCCTTACAACATTGCATCTATATTCATACATTATTTTTCATCACCATTAATTAGTTTTTGTAAGTCGCTAGTGCTTCCAACAAATAAAGCATTAGTCACATTTTGTGGAGATTGCGGATCATTTTTTTCTTCTTCCCGCAATGCCTTCACTTTCTTCTGTATATCGAGTAAATCTTTATTTGCGTCAACAAGCGTCTTAGTGAGCTGAGATACCACCTCAAACGCCCTTGGATGCTCACTAGCCTTCGCTAAGTGTAAAAGGTTATCAAGGGCATAAGTCCCCTTCTCTATAACATCATATAAGTTGTCTCTGGCAAAATTATAATCCTTTGACACATCATCAGGGAGGTCGTTTGAAGTTTCTTCTAGATTTGATCGGACTAATTGTTTGGGCTCATCATCAACTAATTCTGATTCAACATCAAATATATTATTCAAATTGTCTGTTACAATATTTTTCATAATCAGTGCTCATGGTTTTCTGTTCCATCAAAAAAGTCAATACTATCAAAGGCGAACCCATATGCGGTGTTTGCTCCGATAGAAGAAGTTGGTATGCTCGCAGAAGAATTTGCTGTCGGAGAACCGTTAGCTAATAATCCTGGAGTCAAAATAATTTTCTTATTTGGACCCTCTGTCGCGGTCGGGTTAAAATCTGAACTAGGGATACCAATATCCACAACAGTTCTTTTAATGACGCCCTTATTAGAAACTGGTCCAAATATATATCCCTTGACCACAAACTGAAAAGAGTATATAATTGCTCTTCTCGTTTGAAAATCCGCTTCGTAGGTGTCTTCAATACTCATCCCGCCCAATACTGTTGGGATGTCAAAATAGTGACCAGTCTCGGGAATCAACTTAACGCTGTGAGTAAACTCTGGCCTAAAGTATGGTAGTATTTGCTCGACGACCTGTATCGCATCTTCATTATTCGCAAACATAGCAGATAATGTAATATTTATATCATAAGGAACTGGAGAGAACTGAGACTGTAATGAGTTGCCCGTAGAACCTGTAGATGTATTTTTAATCAACTTGTTCAGGGTTCGAGTGGGAGCATAAGTCATATCAGTTATTTCAAACGACATCCTCGGTAATTGTGTCGCCACAGCCCTGTCAAGATTCGCATCCTGTCGCAATCTAGCCAAGAACTTTTCTTTTGGACCATATGCTATAGGAACTCGGATAGTTTGTGCCCTTGCCCCTGACCTATCATACCGATTTATGTCAATATCGTTGAACATTGACCCAAACATTATTATGTACTTTCGGATAACTCCGTGATTGTATGATGCTCCAAACATTACCAACTATCTCCTTCGCTGAATGGGTTAGTCTCGCTGAAGTCGATGAAGTCTATAACATTAGAATTGAACTGTTCATTGTTTGCCGATTTATCGGTATCCTCAACTCTAAACTCGAGACCGTCTTGAGATATAGTAAATCCGTCTTCAGTAATAAGCTCGTTGCCTTCTTCATCAAGAAGCTGGAAGCTGAGCATATCGCCAGAGAATGCAGTTTCAATACCATCGATAGCACCGATACCAGTATCGAGCCTCTCGTGGCTGTATTCAAAGAGTTCGCAACGCAGATCATATGTCTGTAATGAACCCATTTGATAAAATATCGCTTCATGTTCAACGAATTTAACTTCAAATATTTTATTGTTGAGCGGGAAGTATATTAAGTCGCCTTCGGATGGACGCCCGATATCCTCAGTGGTATCTTGAACTTCAACCTCTTCGCCGAACCTTCTTTGAGATACAGTAAGAACCATCTCGTCACGAATTTCAATATTGAATTTAGAAAGGAAGTCGCCTTCACCCTCAAACCCATCAACAGATTTGATGTACATTTCAACCAAGTAAGCATCATCAAATTTAGACAATGTGTCTTCACCGAAAAGGGAATCTTCCGCAACAAGTGTTCTAGGCAAGTAGTAGCAATCAAACCCATAGATTTTAATTGATTCGATGATCAAATCTTCTATGAGGTTCTGCTCTTGGCTGAACGCATAATTATTAAAAAACAGGTTTGTAGCCATATTTTTAGCCTATCATATCCATCGCTGGCATAGAGAATTTCTTTTGGACTTCTTCTTCGAGTCTTAATATTTCTTCTTGCGCTTCTGCCCAAATAGTTTGACCATTAAACGTCACACCGCCAGGAAGTTGCATACCCTCAAATTTCTTCATATTTTCGCCCCACTGCCTTTTGATCAAAGCAGTGCAATATTGACGAAGCCACCAATCACCCCATACAGAAGTGTATGTATCAGGGTCTAGGACTTTATAGCACTCAATGATTATATACTCGCCAACAGAAACGCGATTCCAATCCATATCTAAATGCATTTTATCAGTGTGGCGGTTAAATCTCAAAGGCTGTTTTCCGACAAGAAGTTCTTCTAGCAAAGAAATGCGCTCCATTGATGCGACGTAGTGTTGTATTCTTTCGCTCGCCCAATCGTGAACTTCATTTAGGGATATTTGGTAACGAAGGTTAAAAAGATTATTTGCTTGTAAACCAGTCCCGATTGGGAATACATTGACGATTCCCATTACAGTTGTAGGAATGTCAATGTACTGATTAGTTTTATCAGTTTCAGTAATTTGGTGTTTCAGGAAAATTCTTTCAGAACCATCGTAATGGTAGTCGCGATAAAATTCTAAAGCATCGTCGATTCTGTCATCTACTTGATCATCATCGACATTAATTTCAACTACAGGTGCCCCGAGTCGTCGGAGGCAGTATTTTTTGAGTTCGGTTCTTGTGGTAGGAGTCGCCATTTTAATAGTCTCAAATAGGATATTATTTCAGACTATTTATAAGTTTAGAATGCCTTACAAAATATCGCCAGGATATCTTGAACTCCACATTGTCAGACTATATTTAGTGCCTTTTATCAACTCTAAGCATTCGTGACCATGTGTTACCTGTCCTGGAAACATTATACATCTACCAACGGCAATGTCTTTGTTAGTGACATTTTTACGGTGGAATACTAGGTCTGCTCCTTCATAATCCTCATTCAATTTTACTGAACCAGTAACCAAACTGGCGTCAGTGTGGTGTGACAAACTTACTTGAGTTTCTAGCGCATATCTCATAACAAAAGCATCACGCAAGCCATACATCTCCATCGGCTTCCAGTATCTTTCGATTACTGGGTACAAGTGTTTCTGCCAATGCGCCTCAAGTTCGTCCCACAAACCCAACTCTTTCATACGAATCTCTTGCGCTGGGAATTTATCATATGATAAACTGCCCCAACCACCATGCTTATCCGCTATAGCGATCAGATCTTCACATTGAGACTGCGTCATGAAGTCAACCACAAACATATCATCTTCAATAATATCAATTTTATTATGTGTGGGCAAATATAAGTCAGGTATATTCTTTGCTATTTTAGTGTGTATTTCATCAAACTTAATCTTTGCTTCCTCACCACCATTTCCGTGGTAGATACAAGGGCAACAGTTTGTTAGTGGATTGTATAAATTTACTCCATCATACCCAACCTTCCCTTCATTACACTGAAATAGATATCCCTCGTAATCCAGCTTCGCGTCATACTTACCAGAAAGAAATAGTTTCTGATAGAATAACTGATCGTCACCGTCATCAGAAACATCAGAGTCATCAAGCATCTCTTTCAGCTCACCGACTTGACCGATGAACGTGCCGCTGTTCAAATATTGATATTTCGTTCCAATATTTTCGGGCAGATTTTCAAAAGAATCAGCCAAACTTGCGTCTGGCCAAATATCAGCTTCTGCGGAAAACAGTATTTTGGTGTTGAATCCTAAATACCTTGTTGTTATTTCTTCGATGCTAGAGTTATATAATACGTCATATGCGTCTGTAAATAGGACTACATCGTTATCAGGGAGCGTTTTCAGGTGGTCTCTCAAAAGATTGACCTTATGACCGCCTCCGATCCCACTCATATCTGTTCCTTTCCAGTCAACATTCGTCCCAAGGTTTTTCGGATAAACACCATTAATTGCCGCAGAATCGTTCAGCGGTATACACTTCATCCTATCCGTGCCTATGGTAATAGGGTGTACGTTGAAGTCTACGAAATAATCTTCATCGCTAGTTGGCTCAACGTCTGTTGAAAGAACATCTCTCCCAGCTTGATACACTACATTCTTTTTAAGTGCGACAGCATTTAAGTGAGAGAGCATGGCGGGAATGTATTCATCCGCAGGTATTATTTTGCTGAGGATGTCAGTCTTCAGAACTATATTAGCAGCTTCGGGGGTTATGATATATGATGTGAGGTTGTATGGGTAGAATGGAACTTCAAGCATATCATCAACAGACTTCACATTTTCAGGTTCATTCTCGCTTCTTGATAGATATACGAAATCATATTCTTCGGCAAGGGAATTGTAGTACTGCTCGTCAAACTCGCTTGTTATGACAGCGTCATCTTCAAATATCATGACAGGCTCGTTGAGATTTACGCACTCAACCCAAGCCTTTCGATGGGATAAAAAACAAGCGATCTCACCAGCTGTCATTTTTCTGTTATGAAATGGGTCGCGCCAAAGGCGGTTGGTGTCAACCCCATTAGAATTTAATGCTTGGATAGTTAGACCTTCTCCGTCTATAGCGGAGACCCATTCAACGTCAGATAGGGTGTTGTTATTTAGAAAGTGTTCCTTTCTGTCTGAGCGTCGTTCTAGGTTAATCACCAACTTCTTCATAATGTATCCAAATAATTTAAATCAATCAAATAGTATATACTATATAGCCGAAGAAGTAAAGTTGTTATTTCCTATGCCATTACACCTCAGGAATAGTCAGTAATTGTAGTGCCACGTCCAGGTTTCCAGTAGCCATTGTGGCAACGAT